GAGAAAAGACCGGCACCAATAGAAGAAATATGAGCCATTTATTAAACCTCGGGGGAATAGTATTGAAAAGGGGTTGAAAAAAGCGCTCGATATAAGGCCGGATTATCTTCATCCAATCCACGAAAGGCCAAACTGCTTCCAAAAAATTGGAGACTTGGCCCTCCGGAGATTGTTTTGAAGTAACCAGACAAATGAGCGTCAAGCAAATCTGAAATTTGTGTTATTCTCTTTGAGCCTTTTCCGGCTTCAATGAATATGTCTATTTGCAACAATCCGGAACCAGACCTACGATTTATGCCAATACCCGAAGGTATAACATTCACGCGTATAAATTCTTGGGAATTATTGCTGCCGTAATTTGTTGGATATGTAGAAATTCCATTAGCTTTCCACGCACTTGTATCAAATATTGCGTAAACAGTTGTTTCTATATCGTTATATTTACCCATTGCCTTCTCTGAATACTTCCAATTCAATAGTAAAATTATTATGAGAAGGTTCCTTAGCAATACCCCACCTAACATTACTTATTAAGACGGAGTCATTAATGGTTATTGTTGGGAGTCCTTCTTTATTCAAAAGCAACTTCCGAGAATCCACTTTTCTATCCGGATTGGATATTTCTTCAATGAAAGCATGGGTTGGGTAACTTACTTCCGTGTAAGTTGCATACCCATTACCAAAATTGAAAGATTCTGTAGATTTAACCACTACGGTGATAGGAGTTTTCAAATCACCTATCAAATTGAATGCCAAAGCCACATTGTTTCTTACTAGATTTGTCAAACTCAATTTAGTTGGCCCTCCACCACATATTACCTCCGCCGGGAATACCAGAGCTTGACAATCGCAAAGGCGACAAGAGACTGGATACCGAAGAGTTAATTTTATTTGGGGAACGAATCTTCGTCAAAGTAATTGAGCCAACTTTTAGAGATTCAACAGTACCAGTTTCTGAAAGAGACTCGACATTATTCAATAGATGTAGACACATCTCAAATACAGCCTGTATAATTCGCTGTGGGGGATCAGTATCATCAAATGTAATCTGATATCCCAATTTAGGATCCCAATAAGAGCCCAATCGAGGGAAAGCTAATGGTTGTGTTTGACTGATGGCTTGGCCCACAAAATCTTCGCCATCAATGGCACCAGTGGCGGAAATCAACGCCTTTTCCTTATTGGGAGTTGATGCACTCGTATATGCATCAGCTCCAAGACGATTGGCGAAATACGCATCCGCTTCGGCCACAGTTACATAGCTATTCTGACCTTTGACCAAAGCCATAATGGTTACTCCTTAGGCGTGGAAAACCGGGAGAATACCGAGAGAGAGAGCCGAGGAGGTCTTACGAGTCCAAGTGCCACGAACATTGCCGATTGTCTGAACAGCGGAAAGCGCCTTGGGCGTGGTGGACTCCACAACATACTGATAGGAATCGTCGCTGGCAAAAACGGTCTCGAGACCATTCCAGCTGTAACCAGCAGGAGTAAAGATATACCCCCAACGATACCAAATTTCAGTAGTACCGCCACCCTTGTAAGCACTGGCAGTACGACCAATTTCTACAGGCATAGGAACAGAAAGATTGGCCATCCCCAGAGCACCAGGAAGAACGATAAAGGAAGTCTTAGCGCCAGTAATATTCACACCATCACCGGTGTTGATGGTGATGAGATCAGCAGCAGAAATGGATTGAGCGGCCCGAGTCTGAATGAGACGGAACTTACCATTGAAGATGGTGCTCAGAGACACGTTTCCGTCCTGCACCCTATCTTGATCCACGAGATTCGCAGAACGCAAAGAAGCATAAACTTCCGGAGAAGTAATCAGATAGGCGTAGTCGGGCTCGTAATCTTTGAAGCCCATACCAAAAGCACGAAGGAATCCCTCAGCACGGGCAGCACCCTGTGAAGTAGCGGTGTTATCAACCACAGCTTTAGCGCCAGCCAAATCCACATAAAAACCATATTTATCATCAGTGGGATCGTTGCTGAAAGTTTGACCGCCAAGACCGGTCTCGCCGGAACCAGTGGCCGCACCGTTCAATGCCTCAGAGATGGCAACACCACGAAGAATAGCGAGAATGGCGTTATGCTCATCCTGACCACGAACCTCGCCGAAATCACGGCCAATCTTCGCAAGACCGTCAACTTGAGTAACGACTTCGCGCATATTGACCTTTTCACCACCATACGTGCGAACGCTCTTGACATACTTCAAGTAGTCGGCATCATACTGAGAGGTCGTACCGGCGGTGGGGTCGGACAACGAAGCAACGTTAATGGCCATAGTGATGGGCTTACGCCACCGAGTTTGGCCAATAAAGGTTTCAGTGGAGGGATCGATATTTGACATCCCACCAACAATCGCCGTACCGGAAAGCTTCTTAGCATTCGTGTAGGCTTCGTCAGTGTAAGCACCGATAGCTTCCTGGAGGATATCGTTGCGGTTGGCGTCAGCGTTGGAAGTTCCAAAATTGAGAATCGACATCGTTCATTTACCTACGAGGGAGTTTACCCTCTAACGCGAGTTTTAACACGTCTTCCTGTGACATATCAAAGATTGATTTGGTTGTCGTTGGAGGTGACGTACCTTTGGTTTGTGTAACACCGGGTCCCGTAGAGACCTTCTGTTCCAACAAAAAGTTGTTTTGTTCCGAAAAAATCTTTACGTAATCCTCGATGGACCCACCAGATTGATGGACCCACACCCCGTCCTCGTTTTGTACCAATTCCGATACGATAGTTCTGTAGGCCATTCGAGCGGCAGATTCATTCTTGAAAGGCAATGAACTCAATGCATTCTTGACTTCAATGTCCCTTGTGAGTTCGATATTACGCGCCTGCAATGCTTCGATTTTAGCGCGTTCTTGGGCGAGTTGAAGGTCAAAGGCTTCTTTGAATTTTCCTTCTTCATTAAGCCTTAGTAGTTCAGCTTCACGTTCTTTTTGCTCAAAAATGGCCAACTTCTTGAGCGCATCGTCTCGACTGGAATAGGCGTTGTCAAGCTTTCCTTTGATATCCTTTAGCTTGGCAGCTACGGCATCTTGGATACGCTTTTCCAGATCTTCAGTGGGAGGCTCCGCAACAGGGGGTGTCACGACGGGAGGTGGAGGCTCAGTAACAGGAGGATCGATAGTGGTTTCTTCGGACATTTGTTAACTCTTGGCACTGCCAAAAATGGATGAGATACAATCTCGTGGAGGGTGTTTGCCAACAGGCATGGATTAACCAATTCCGTAAAAAGAAAAATCTTGAAAGAAATCTTCTGGAATTTCTCGTAAGATATCTTCTCTCATCAAAATATCGGTTTCTTTCAAGACTTTTCCATCAATGACGGAGCGTCCCGGAACGGGGATTAGGCCGGTATCAATGGCTTCGTCTAAATATTTGTCATAAAGTTCCTTGGGGAAGCCTCTTGCTTTCATTTCATCGAGAGTAAGCTTTATAACATTTCTCTTCAGGGCATCTGCGTATATACCTCTGAGTGCTCTTTTGGCTTTGAGCATATGACCCGCGTTGGACATGAATGCCAGTAGTGTTCAACAAGGTTCGTTAGACCTTGTCGGGGAGTTGTGTCAATAGTTACTCCAATTTCTTCCAGAACGAATTTGTTGTATTGCACCTCTTGTTAACCCAAATTTGATAGCAATCTCTGAATTAGTAAAGCCTTCTTCAAAAAGTATTCTTATCTTCGGGATATCTTCCTTTGTTAATCGAGGTCTTTCTCTTTTCTCAGAAATAGGTCCTCCAACATGTTTCCAATGTTTTCCTAGCACAATTCCTGAAATCGTTCCGCGATTTACTTCAAAAAGCTCTGATAATTCCGTAGTTGTAACATTTCCAGCATATAATTCACGAATTGCAATTACATCTTTTTCTGAAAGTTTTGCTAAATAACTTTTTTCACCCCTAGGTGATGACCCAATTTCCACAGAATGCTTCATATTTTCAAATTGAGTATTCCATTCCAAGTTTTCTATAACATTATTTAACTTGTTTCCATCGATATGGTTTACTTGAGGCTTATTTTCAGGATTAGGTATGAATGTTTCAGCAACTAATCTATGTAGCATTTTATTGTATCTTTTACCGTCTTTGAAAAGAGTTACATACAAATAACCCCCGCCGTTTAATGCAGGCTTCATTTGTAAACCATAGAAATTTTCTACTACACCTTTAGTATTTACTAAATAAGAAAATTCTCCGATCTTTTTAAACATGATTCCCTCGTATATTGACACATACCCGCCTCATAGTCACCTATGAGATCAGACTATATCTTCATGAGATATTTTTCTCATGTTCGGCGTTTCGAGCGGACTACCGCTCTATAGATTTCATAATCTCAGAGAGATCGTTTATCTTAGTCGTTGAACCCGCAAAGATGTCGCCATCTGAGCTTGGCTGCTGATTTTCTCGTTTTACGGAGACTTTCCAGCAATTAACCGAATTTAAACACGACACTTTTATCGTGTACAGTACCTGTACCAATGTTTTCTTTCTTGCCCCATAGATGAAAGTTTTTTACTATAGTTGCATCACTCAATTGTGTTCATCGAGGTTCGTTAAACCTCAACCGTTTCCAAAAAATAGAAACAGCTGTACGTTACCGTACAGTTCAGACTATATCTTATGGAGTTTCCTCCATCCCGGTGTTTCGAGCGGACTTCCGCCCTACATAATAGTCGTTACACCTTCAACATCATTGTGATGGAGCTTGGCTCGGTATTGTCCCATTAATGGGAGTTTCACCGAATTAACCGGGTTTATTCACAGCAAGATTCTACTGTGATTAGCGTTGACGCCGAAAGCCGTTCGAGCTTTTGTGGCATCTGCTATATCGTTAATTTTTCCAGACTTATTTATTAATTGTTCCCACCAAGAAGCT